TATTACGTCGACATGGCTGAGATCTTGAGCCATGGACGTCCTGTCTTGCTATACACTTTTTATCCAGAGTCGGTGGCAGGTACTGTCCATGAAGGCTATTTTACAATCAAGGATGACACAGTCGACTACCGTGTCACTGGCGGAAAACATGTTCGCCATAAGATCTGGAACTACAACGAGGATACTCTGTACACCGAAAACTCAGTGGTGTCATTTTGGCAGGTGATGAAAGCGGTGTTTTCATGGTTGACTGGAGGTAGATTTGTAGCTGGCTATACAGTCAGCACGGTTGACCAATATAACCTGTCACCACATCGCCGGCTTGTGTTGATTGTGCCGTTTGCACAAACCCCGAGTCTAGAGGGAATCTCAGGTGAACCGCTGCAGCGTATGAAATACACTGTACCAGGTGGACAATTCAATCTGTTGACACTGGTGCGGAATGACGAGAAAGAACCAACCGTTTCACTTTCGCAGGTTGGTGAATTATGCACAGCTGAGATGCCATTGTCAACATTTGAGTCTGTTGTCTTGGGAGAGAAACATGCCAAGACAACATTCCTGAGCGACACCATCCGACGATCATTGCTGCCAGCTACCGCAGCGACAGTCCTCCATGCATATGTGAAAGAACATATTGCTTACCAACCGTGTGAGGTACACATGGCGGGTCAACTTGCTAGACATTATCAATCAGTTGACCCGAGAGATGACAATGACCCATATGAACAGGGAACTGAGTACGCCCGAGAATATGCTCCAGGACCATTATCAGAGACCGCTGTGTTCCCAGTTGAATCACCAAATAATGACTCTTGCTGTATTCGTGGTAGGTTAGAGGAACCACAGGCAAAGGCTAAACGCCGTATGCGAGATCGTATACCACCACGGTTTTACAGATACGCCAATGAGTTCATTGATTTGGTTCTGGGAGATGTTAAACACACCGGAGTCCCAATCACAGTTGAGCAAGTTAATGAGAAACAGAACCGCCCAACACAACGCGCGAGATCAGAGCGAGTCATGATGGACTCAGCTGAAGAAATGAGTGTAAAAGCGTTTCAGAAACGAGAGGCATATAACACCGTTAACAATCCGAGGAATATCAGCACTGTCCACGCAACCCATACGTTACAATTGTCAAGTTTTACGTATGCGTTTAAAGAGGACGTGTTAAAGGAAAAGGATTGGTATATGCCTTGTCGCACCCCTGCCGAGATAGCGGAAGCAGTACAACAATTAGCTAGTGAATGTAATGAGCTGGTAGAGACAGATTTCTCCCGTTTCGATGGATCACTGACTTATTGGGTGCGGAAACATGTTGAACATGCTTTATATCTGACGTGGGTCTCAAAAGACCATAAAGCAGAACTTGCGCGCTTGTTGCTGGCAGAGTTAAATCCACCCGCACGTACCCGGACTGGAAAATATCAACCCGGATGTTCACGTTTGAGCGGGTCGCCAGTTACTACTGATGGAAATACTGAAATTGTCGGATTTTGCGGATATGCTAGTAACCGCGAACACGGCATGAGTCCCCAGGAGTCAATTATGAAGATTGGCCTTGGTTATGGGGACGATGGACTCCGTACTGGAGAAGTTCCTGATGCAACGTTAATCAGGACTGCCCATATGTTGGGCCTCGATTTGAGAATCGAGAAACGAGCAACCAAACATACTTCTGTGTCGTTCCTGTCGCGAGTCTTTATTGACCCTTGGACAACTCCCGCAAGCATACAGAGTCCACTACGTACGTTGTTAAAACTACATACAACTACAAATAAGATGGACGATATTGTGTGCATGGGTATGGCAAAGACAGACGGTTATTTGATTACTGACAGCCAGACTCCCTTTATAGGTGATTGGTGTCGAGCATATCAAAGAAATGTGAGGAGAACCGAATCTGATGCGGAGAAAATGAGTCGTATCAGATACAGAAAGAAACAAGAAACTAACCATATGGATGACATTCCCTATTGGAGCCGTGATGAGGAAAAGAAGAGCCAACCATGGCCACAGGGAGAACAAGTTCGGTTTCTTGGGCTTGTTGCTGACCACCTCGGTGTTACATCATCAGAGCTGCAGGCCCACCTGGACACACTGATTAACTATTCCGGTCCAGTTGAGAAGATGCCACGGTTGTCAATACAACCACAGAAACCAAAGATCGACGCTACGTTGCAAGGCGAGATCATTGCGGGACCTAGTCAAGACTCAAAACAGACCGATGCAAATACAACGGACAAAGATGTCCGCTCCAAGCCCCCGAGAGATTTGCGCAGAGATCGAGATACGCGTGTTGGAGATGCGCGCGCTAAGAACGTTCCTCGCAAGGGGATTAATATTCGATCTGACGGACCCCGAATACGACAACATCAAAGTGGGAATCGTCCAGATGCGTGCTACTCAGAGAAGAATGATGGAGCTCCTAAAGGGGTTCCGAACAAAACTCGGAGTCATGGAAAACCACTGGACCATCCCTCAGACCGACCACGATATCGTGGAAACAATGGAGTGTGGCCCGGACAGCGGCGAGGACGTGGTGGATATGTCACCACTACATTCCGTCGTCGACAGGGCGCTGTTGCATCGGCCAGACCTGGCGGAGACGCGACTTAGCTTGCGTTAGCCCCAACCTCTCTCCCGACTCCGTCTTGTTAGCGCGCAAGGTGAGAGAGGTTTGCCAGGTTGTCAAGTCAACAGCCTGGTATAAGAACACACAGAAACAAAAGAGTGACATTAAGTCAGCAGGTAAGATCCTACATGTCAACACTGGATTACGTCGTATTTTCCAGCGGCAGTTAGAACGTATCCAAGGTCGAGTTCCTGAGGGACACTCCCATGGACATGCCGCGAGTGAGAGAAATGGAGCTACTGAAAGTATGTTAGCAGCAGTTAGAAGCTGCGGATTCGATCCATATGTGTTGTCTCCGTCCCCTCGTGAAGAGGGTGTAGATGGAGAACGGAAACTTTATACACTTGCTGATTTACGACAAAACCCGAAAGTCGACCCCTTGACTGACCGCCATGTCGTCGTTATGACTGACGTCGATTATTACGTCGACATGGCTGAGATCTTGAGCCATGGACGTCCTGTCTTGCTATACACTTTTTATCCAGAGTCGGTGGCAGGTACTGTCCATGAAGGCTATTTTACAATCAAGGATGACACAGTC